TCAACTCCTTTCTGTAAAAATAACTTGTCTGATAATACAACCAATTTCAGAAAAATTATACTCCCCATGTTGAAGGATAAACCAATCATTACTCCAATCTGCAACAGAATTATCTTTTAGCATTTCACTTTCATCATCACTCGCAGTTATCCATACACTACGAGTTTCACAATCAATTTCTACTGTTTTCCCAATCCAATCATCAGATTCCCCAGTCCATTTTTGACCTGTATACTCTTCAGTAATAGTGATTTGTTTACTGCTTGGAATAACTATTATTCTTGGATTCACTTTTGTAATTCCTGTAACTGCACCTATATTTCCAGTAACAGTTTCCTCTTTATCATAAAATACTCCACTTGGAATTTCTAATTTGATTTTAAGAATGTTATCAGTAATATTAATGTTACTATCAGTATCATCTTTTATAATGTATTCGGCATATTTTCCAGGAATATGAGAAAATTCTATTGTTTTAGGAATTGGTCTATTTAATTCATCTCTTTTATTAGTGAATAATTTGATTAATTCTAATGCTTGTCCAGTTGTATCTTCTAAATTACATCCACTAATATCAATTTCTAAAGTAATTGTTTTCTCTTTAACTGTTTGAATAAATGCAGTATTCACATCAGTTCCTTCATTATTCAAATATTTAACATTTGTATTTAATCCAATAGGAATACTGGCATCATTAACAAATGCTCCATACCATTTTATATTTTCTCCTTCAACAATAATTTCAGATTCTTCATTAATGACTGGAGTTGAAAATATAGTTATTTGAGTATTACTGAATAATATGGTTGCAGTATCATTCTCAAATATATTTTTAAAACTTACTTCAATTTCTGCATCTTTTAAATTGATTAAATCTCCTTTATTGATTCCCCAAGTATCAAAGGCACCTCCGATAATTAATGTATTAGTCATCTCATTAACTTCAAGAGTATCTTTATTATCTTGATTTAACACAATACTTCTACTTCCCATAATTTCTTCATTATTACTATTTTTAACTTTTAAATTTGCAGTAACAGTTAAATCATCCGTATAATCAATATCGGCAGTTAGTAAAATTCCTTGAATTGCTATATGTTCATTAGTACCGTAATCATCTCCAACAGGTAAATCATAAAAAATGATTTTATTAGATTCTGTTAATAAATTTATTTCAAGATGGGATTGGTCTTCAGTAAGAATAGTTGCTTCAATAGGAATTGGGAAATTACCATTATCTTCTCTACCATTATAGTATTCAGATTCTACTATGCAAGGTTCAGTGAATATAACCTCATTTTCGGTAGGATTTCCTTCAAAGTAATCCCCAACAATCAAAATATATAAAGGATAATTTTGATTATATGTAAACTCGCACAATAATTCTTTAAATTCATTCAATGCAGATACACAATCTGACCAATAATCAGCATTTTCAAAGATATCTTCAACTGATAAACTATCATAATCAGTAGAATCATGAACAGTTTCAATGACTTCCCCAGTAATCTCATCAGTTTCAGAACTAATAGTAATATTCTTTTGAATAGCATTATTAAAAACACCAATACGGAAATTTTTATACCAATCACGAACATATTCCTCTGAAGAAACTAGTTTAAACAATGATTGTAAAGTATAATTAATTCCACTCCCTAACCTGCACAATTCTTCAGTAGATAATTGTAAAATAGTTAAATAAGGTAAAGACAATTCAGATTCCGGAGGAATAACTAAAACTGGCAAATATCCAAATTCTATTACTTCTAAATAACCTGCACCTCCTTCTACATGTATAAATATACTTAGAGGGATATTATATAATCCTACTTGAGAAAATCGTAATCTAGGAAGATTAATTTCTGTTACTTCTTGAGGGGAAGAAATCATTTTTATTGTGTTCGAATTAGGAGGTACATTTAGCCAACCAGTATATCGTGGATCTTCAAAATATCTTTGAAGTCCCCATTCTGAAGGAATGAGTATAACATTATTAGCTTGTTGTCCATTATAATCTTTATAAATCATAGCGAATGTTACATAGTCCATCACATAACCCTTATAATTTTGACCTATATTTTGAATCAATTCTTGGACATCAAGAGGTAAAATTAAATTTCCTGTAAATTCCTCTAAAACTTGAACAATTATTGGTTTAATAGTATTATCCCCACGATTAACATCCCTTGAATTATCAGAGTCATCAGAATCAGTTTCAGTGATACTTGTTGGAGATTCTAAAATATTAAAAGTATAATTTTTATGAGTACCTGCTACAGATTCAGAAACAACAATATTATTATTCGAAGAAATAGTATCACATGATACTTTCAATCGGATAGTACTGGATAATACTTTATCTGATAATTTTGGATTCCAATTTAATCGTATATCTGAACCTTTTGTAACAGTACCTTTCCCAGTAGCTTTAACATATGACACATTTAAAGGTAATTGAATTAATACTGTAGGATTTATTTTCGTTTTATTTACATTATTAATTGTAATATCTAATTCTAAATCAGAATTAGCAGTAATTGCATCAGAATTTACTTTTTTAAAACTAATCTTATAAGAAGGTTCTCTATAATGTACTTTTATACGAATAAATTGAATCTCTAATTTTCCAGTATAATTATTAGTATTTTTAGGGAACTCGAATTTAACTCCAAAACTACTATTTTGTACTTTAGTAGTTTCAAAATCTTTAAGAACATCTACTTCTTTTGTTTTAACAGTTTTTTTACCATTAACAGTAGTGTTTACTTTAACTTTTTTCTTTTTACCAGTTTTTGTTCCTTTAAAAGTTTTTGTAAATCCTTTCAAAGTTTTAGTAGGAGCAGAACCTTTATATTGCGTATTTCCACTATTTAGTAATGAAATTACTGGAGCAGGCAAACTTGGATATTTATCTTTGACAGTAGCAGTTTTTTTAAATTTGTATTCTACTACGATTTTTGTAATTTCTGATCCACTTGGCAATGACACATTAAAATTAGTGCAAGATATATCTGATGGAGTATTATGACTCCCATCTTTTTTTGTTATATCTGCTTCAGAAATAGCATATGTATTTTTACTGTTTTTAATGTTATTTAAATCTTTAAACTTACGAAATTTTCCCCCACTACTTTGACTAACACTAGTGGGATAATAAGTTTTAACTGACATTTTTTTATTTTACTCCTTTTATATTTTTTTAAGACAAATTATACGAAATAACTTATTCCGATAACTACATATCCATTGGAAGCCCAACTAGTATCACTCCTATTATTTACAATTACACTCCCATCAGGTTGTACATAAATATGACCATACACTTTATTTCCATTAACTGTTGTCATCACATCAATCGTTGGTCTATATTCTGCTGGCAATGTTGCAATATTTAATGAACTACTGGTTGCTATTGCTTTTTTCAAAGTAACAACACCAGTTAAAGTTACTTGATTACCATACTTACGAATATAAAGAGGCATACTACTACTTTGTGAGGCATTAGTTGAATTTAAAGTAACTTGCACCCACCCAGTATCTGCAATACTTGTTCCAGATTGGGATATTGAGGTATTTATCACTGAAAATAATGATTGTGTTTGATTACTTGAAATTTTATAACTAAATGGAGTATTTTGGTCAATTATATAATTTGATGATGGGAATAATGCTTTATTGGTTTCTTTATCAACTTTACTACTTAAATCATCTTTATTTGCTACTTCTGAAGAATTATAGTTTATGATGTCTTGGTTTACATCATATTCCAACTTATCATTTAAAAAGTATATATAATCTTCATTATCACTTAAAAAAGGCACACCACTTTCAAGAGTAATATCTGAACCACTATGTGAATGTGATAATGGATATGCAACTGGAATTAAATTAGTTCCATTATAATACAAGATATTTTCATAGCGATTACTTCTAAAATTTGAATTTCCATAAGCAAACCCAACAAGCCAATAATAATTTCCTTGTACTAATGTTTGTGTTACAACATTACTACTAACTGTAAAAACTCCATTACGATAAGCACTACCTTCAATAAAAACTGGTTTACCATTTGTTAAAGTCATTGATTTGGTATTTGTAATTGCTTCATCATATCTCGGCATATATTCATTATTCCCAGTAGCATTCACTGCAATTTCACCATTAGTTCCAATAATCGGATATGCAGTTAAAAACTGTCTTCCAGAAGAAATTTTATAATATTTCCCATTAGACATCATACCACACAAAGTACGAGTTGTCAATTTCTCACCAGCAGTAAATTGTACAGTACCATAATGATAAGCATTGTAACTGTTATTATCGTTTGCAGATGAAACATACCAAGCACCATTATCTTTTTTTGTAGTATATACTAATGTTATGATTGAATTTATAGGATATTGATTGCTTAATCTTGTTGTTCCTTTAAAATAAACATTTTTAGCACCAGTTGTCTGCCCATTCGCTAAGGTTAAGTTTAATGTAACATTACTTGTACCTGCACTTGTTAAATAATAGAATATTGTTGTTCCATCTTTTATTTCTGTTAGTTTACTACAAGTTCCAGTCCAACTGGCAGTTGTTGATGTTCCATGAGTACCAACAATATATTCAGGTTCACTATTGTTTATTTCAGTTTTATCGTAAAACCAATCTCTCAACCAGGTTATAATTCCCTTTATATTTTTAGAAGCCACAAAGACCACCTACCTAATCATAAATCAATTTAATAACACCATTGGCATCAGTAGATTTTGGAACAAGTTCAATATCCGTAATAGTTTCAGATTTATCAGATTTTTCAGTCATCAGATAAGTAAGTGCATCTTCAACAGTAGAAATAGCTTGTTGTGCTTCTCCCCAATCATTTCCAGCAGTATAACTCACCCCATCTGCATTGGAAATACTTTCAATATCATCACCTAAACGAGTAATATCTTGATTTAATTGGTATCCTTGAAATGCGGACAATACATTTCCTTCAATATAACTGGAAGCCTCTAAATGATTAACTACTTTACAATGCCCATACAAAGAAGTAGTACCCACACCATAAGGATTTGCATTACCACTACTACTACTTGCATGGTAGGTTGGAGCACGAGCAGTTGCATCACAATTTTGAGTAATATAAGTATATAAATTCACATACTGCCCTTGCCCAACAAAGAACTGAAATGGAGTAGTTGTTCCAATATTATATGCAGTATTGGGGAACAATGCTTTGCCACTTTCTTTTGCAACATATTTACTATCCGCAGAAGTTTCAGTTATAAATCCTTTAATATTAGCATCATCAACTAATTCCCAACTAAAAGTACTATTTCCTTCATCAATGGTAATGTACATTTTGTACAAAGATTCTCCACTACCTGCGGAATCCACTACAAGATATAATTTATTCATTGTACTTGCACTTGCAGTAGGTAAAGTTTGTACAATTTCAGTTAAGTCTGTATCTAATAAATTTCCTATTTTTTCATCAAGTTTTAAGTTTATGGCATGTTGAGTTGCATTTGCAGAAGTACCTATTCTTGATAATGCACTTGCTTCTTTAATCAAAGTGGATGGAGTTTTTGTTGTTCTTGCAACAGTCCCAGTACCATCAGTAACCATCACATAAGTAGCATTATCATTTGCAGTAGTAACTTTCCCTTCTTTTGTTATATTACCATGACCATGCTCAGTACTGGATTTCCCATTTATCAAAGCTGTTAAATCAGATACCACTGTTGATAAAGTTCTTTCTTCTGTGCCTTTTAACGGAAACCATGATTGTAACCATTCGACTAATCTAACTGTTTTAATTGTCATACTTATCTTTACTCCTCTTTTATTAAATCAACACTAATAGTTAATAATCCACCAGTAGAACCTAATTCTACATCTAAATCAATATCTAAATTTTCAAGGTTAATCTCTGAAGATCCTGATGAACAATTATCTAATTTTTCATTTAAATCTGCGATAACTTCATAAAGATTACCTGTAATTACATCTATTTTTACATTATTACTTGTTACATTGTTAGCATTAGCAGTTATGATAAATTCGCCTTCATGATTAGGTGTTATTTTAAGTGTGGAGATTCCTTCTTTATTTGTGGAAACTACACCTAAAATCGTATTGTCCTGTTTAAAGGTGATGGGAATATCAGTTAATAATTCATTATATTGAGATTTGCAGGTTGCGGTTAATGTTATTCTTTCACTTAACTGACAGGAATTTTTATCAGTTTCTAAATGGATATTTTTAACAACTGAAGGTTCACGAACAGTTACTTCGATGTCTGTTAATTCACAACAATTATATTTCTCATTTCCATCAAAAACTACTCTTAAATGTCTTTCACCAACTCCAATAGTGGGAATTTTAATTTTAAAATATCCTTCATTATTAGTATATCCACTATTAATAAATGTATGTTCTTCAAATACTCTTACCAATGCCATCATAACTGCTTCATTCTTATTATCAGTTAAATACCCCATTAAAATAATATCAGAACCATCATCTACTACTTTCATAGAAACATCACTCCTCTATATTAATGGTAGTATCTCTTCTAACCGCAGAAACAGTAACAATATTACTAATTAACTCTTCATATTTTACTTTAAAATCAGTAGAAGTTTTACTGATAGTATAATCAAAGTAAGCAACACCTTCATAATTACTTACTTTTTCACTAACCAAAGTATCATCTACATATAATTGAATAGTAACTCCAGAAACTCCAATATTATCTTCAGTAACAGCTTTTGAAGATAAGCGAATTGTATCCCCAATATATAATTCTTCTGAAACAGGATTTTCCAAAATGACATTAACAATACTTGGCTCTAAATCATTATAATTTAAAATAAATACATTAGTATCAATACCATCAATACTTTCCACATCAGAATTTAAACTTGATTTTTTTAAAATAAAATCTGAAAGAGATTTAGGAGAGATAATATTCCCTACTCCTCTTACATTTTCAGGATTCACTATTATTTTATCAACCATTTATATCCCTCTCGCCCTATTTCTTCGATTTTGAATTTCCTGTTTAATTTGCAAATCATACTTTTGGAAGAAAGGATGTTCAACAATTTTACGAATAAATGATTCATCAATAGGTAAATTATTAATATATTCTGCAACTTCTTCAGGAGTCATATTATTTGGTAAATTTTTCAAATCGTGGATTATAGTAAATTCACCATATAATGTTAAATCCTCTGAAGATGAAGAATTATTTTCATTATTTCCAGTTCCAGTATTTATGAAATTATAATCATCTGAAGATAAAATCTCTCCACCACTAGCAACTTCACCACCACTAGCAACTTCACTTGCCACTCCTGCAAAATCCAAATTTTTCAAATCATCTAAAATTCTACAAACTTTATCATAACCATCTTTAAAAGGTTTGGCAATTTTTTCTGCTACACTACTTAAAGCAGATTGTATTTTGCCAGGTATTTCAGATAATTTATTATACACTGCAGTAACTACCTCACCTGCTTTGGTACGAGCATTAGATATCCATTGTCTACCTGCATTAAGAATGCTTGACACTACTCTATATAATTGAGTGTATGCTCTACTAGGCAATTGTGAAAAGAAACTAATTACATTTGAAACTAATTCCCTTGCCATTGCTCTTGCTTTGTTCACCCATAAAGTAGTAGTTGTAACAATTTTAAGGTAAACCTGCATCAACCACATATAAACTTGCATAGGTAACTGACTTAATCTACTAATCACCATAGTAACAAAATTCAATGTAGCAATACGAATGTAACTTACAACAAAAGTACCAAAACTGATAACATAATTAATAATTGTAGTGAATATTTGTTGATACATATTTGAGATAGTAGTTAAAACTGTCATTATCAATTCAGGGAGATCCATTTGTCCTTGACTGAACATTTGGAATGCAGTAACAATTTGCATAATACTATTCCATACAATTGAAAGCACATCTGAAATAATAGTCCAAGCAGGACCTAAAACTCCTGATAGGTAATTTGACACATTTTGAAGAGCAGTGAATAAATTATTCCAAGCTTGACTGAAGAAATTAATTGCTCCATTAGTGTCTCCACTTAATAAAGCGAATAAACCTTGTATTGCCGGAGATAAAATTCCTACAATTGTATCAATTACTGGTTTTAATGCGGAAACAAGACTATTCCAAGCAGATATTAATCCTCCTTGTATCCAACTACCTAATCCCTGTAATTTCACCCATAAACCATTTATCGCATTACGGACAGTGTCATTGGTATTATATAAATAAATTAAAATTGCAATTAATGCTCCAATTGCAATTACTACCCACATTATAGGATTCATTGCTAATAATGCATTCCAAATAGCAGTTAAACCATTCACAATACCCTGCCAAACTGCATATAATTTTTCTTTAATAGTTGCAAGAGAAATACTTGAAGCCAAATTTTTAAAAGAGGTAACTAAACTACTAATTTTACCAACTGCAATTTTTTTAAGATTCCCTACAAAATCAATAAGTTTAGTTTTAGCACCCATTAAAGCATCTTTTACTCCACTTAATTTATCTTTTAAGGCATCAAATTTCCCCACTGTGAAAGTTTTAAGTTTACCTGCAAAGTCAGAAATATCTTTTTTTGCAGAGGAAATTTTAGTTTTCAACTCACCAAATTTAGTTTTCAAAGTATCAATTTTTTCAGAACTAATCTTTTTTAATTTACCTACAAATTTGGAAACATCTTCTTTAGCAGAAGAAATTTTAGTTTTCAAATCACTAAATTTTTGTTTTAATTTATCAATTTTGCCTCCTTCCTCACCAAGACTACCTAATTTCTCTTTAAGTTTACCTCCCCATTCCCATGCTTTACTTGCACCTTTCCATATGCTTTCAAGGGAAGATAAAATTGGTGCGAGAGTAGGAGCAATTGTAGCAAAACCTGAACCTATAGCCATTGCTCCAACGACAATTTGAGAGGCATATTTGAACATACTATTACCACTTTCATCTGTGGCTTCTGTCATATCAATGAGAAAATCTAATCCTTTATTAATGTAAGGTATGAATTGGTCTCCGATTTCCCTACTTGCGATTCTGAATTTCTTTCCCAAAACAGTTAATTTTCCAGAGGTAGTTCCCATCATATCATCAAGACTACCTCCTTTTTCAAGATATGCTTCTAATGCTCTTGTGTAACCTTGTACATCTTCGGCACTACCATCCCAACCTAATTCAGTGAGTTTATCTTTGGTGATTCCGAAGTTATCTTGGAGCATACCAAATTCACCATTTAACCCTTTTCCTGCTGCTTGCATAAGTCCAATGGCTTCTTCTCCAGTTCTACCCATAAGGATTGCTCTTTGACCGATATCATTTACAACAGGCATTAATCCTTTTAATTGAGTAGTATTCGCTCCTGTACTCATTTTAATGACAGACATTGCTTGACCTAACTCATCAAGAGAAACAAGACTACTGTTAGTCATTTCATCCATCTGATTCCAATATGTGTAAGCACCATTACCCAAACCGATTACAGAATTTGTTAATGTTTGAACCTGTTCACGAGCGATTGATGAACCTACTGTCATATCATAGACACCTTTTAAACCAATTCCACCAAATACACTAGACATTACACCTCCAAGTCCACTAAATTTATCTGCTAACCCTTGAATACCAGTTTTAACAGTATTAACTGCACTTGAAAGTTTTGTTTTAATCGTATCTGCTACTGATGAAACTTTAGATTTAACAGTATCCCATTTATTACCTAAATATGTTTGAACTGCAGAACCAGTAACTTGAATTTTACCTTTTAAACTATCAGTATCTACTCCAAGCATATCTAATTTTGATTTGGCATGCTCTAAACTTCCTGCCCAAGTATCAGTAGTAGAATCTAATTGGATAAATTGTTGAACTGCTTTATCAACACCACTTCCAAAATTAAAATCCTGACCCATTTCTCTCAAAGCCATAGCAGTATTTTTAGCTTCTTCATCTAATTGATGGAATTTTACTACTGCTTCTTGCTCTTTTTTAGATAATTGGTCGAAACTTTTAGAACCTGAATTCATTACTTGTAAATAATCATCAGTAATTTTTTCCAATTCTTTATGAACAGGATATAATGAATTTGTTACTTTGGAATTAGCATTCGCTACTTCATTATTAGCAGTTTTTCCAACATCTCCTAATCTTTTTAATTTGTTGGATACTTTATCTACAACAGATTGAACTTTATCTTCTGCTTCGATAATAATTTTCACAACATTATTTGATGGCAATTGATTTTCACCTCCACAAAATTTTAAAAAAAAGAATAATTATTTTTTTACTTCATTCATCTTTTGATATAGTTTACCTCTTCCAATGAGGATAAAATAATATTGAGGTCTTGTTAATTTGGAAGTTCTGTCTGTTAAATGATATCCAAAATAATCAAGCCATACAATATTTTTACCTTCATTCGTTTTCAGGAAATCGTTCTACATCAGATTTAGTAACTTCTTCTCCACTAATCTCTTTAACTTTTTCAACGATTTCATCAACCATATGCCTTTTTAATTTGTTAATTTCATCGTAAGTCCAAGGGTCATCTTCATTTTTTGGATTATCAAGACTGCGATAAATCATTTCTATTTTAGATTCGGCAGATGCAGTTGTTAATTTTGCAACATTTAATTTACCTTTACTGGTAGATTCAGATAATCCTTTTTTACCTCTTTCATTAGTTTCAAAGATTCCCATTGCTTTGGCTTCAATTTCATCTATTTCATCTAATTCCTTGTTGGATAAGGGTCTTAACCATAAATCTCCCCCAAGACTTTTGATTGTTACTTTTTCAGGTTCGTCAATGTTTCTTAAAATATCTGCTTTTTTCAAAATTTTCATTTTACAATCCTCCTATGGTGTAACTGGTACTACTTCTTCAGTAGTGATTTCAGGCATACTATTAATTAATCGGATATAAATATCAGTGTTTACTTCAGTATTATCATTTAATTTTGCTTTACCTGTTCCAAGAGCAGTTAAACTAATTGTTGCTTCAATATCATCTACTTCGCTTAAATCATATTCTACTTTAAGAATACATTCAGGGAATAATATTTGTAATTTTTGAGTAGCATCTTCACAAATATTCACATCTAATAATAATGGAATTTTTACCAATTTACATTGTGTTGGAGTTACTGCTCCTACTTCCCCATATTCCCCTGCGATAATAGTATCTAATGTATCGTAATCAAGAATGGAAACTATTGATAATGCTATTTCTCTTAATTGAGCATTTGCTTTCTTTTGAGGTCTCCTTGAACCTAACCCAATAGTTTTATCTACATTTAAATTATTTTTAACTTCCATACTGAAACTATTCTGAATAGTATTCTCTTTATCAAGAGTTTGACCATTCAACACTTTTGCCACTTCATCTCCTAACCATGCTTTTACATCATAAAACATTAAAGGAATAGCACTTTTGACTTCTAATTTTTCATATTCTGAAGCATCAATTTTATCAAATGATTCATCTTTGTAAATCCAATCATTACTGAAAGTCATATACTCATCAGATACTTCAATTTTCAAAGTATCTAAAATAAGACCTACAATTTGTTTTTGGAATAAATCATAAGTTTGAATTGCAGAAAAGCTTGCTAAATCTTTACCTTCTCCACCATAAAATTCATGAATATTTGTATCACCATCTTTGGTATAAACATACTGATCTAACAATGCTCTAAAGTAATGTCCTACTCTTTGAAGATCTACTTTTCCTTCAACAGTACCAGTTGGCTTCATTACACCTGCTCTCGCATTTTTATAACTTCTTGAACCTCCACTAGTAAGTGTAGGGTCATCATTTAATTTAAAATCAGCAGAATCCACTTCTTGATGGAAATCAGGAATATAATTATCCCAATCTACTTCCTCACCATATTCTTTTTCCATTTTTAAACCGAATACTCTTAATCCCATAAATATCTCACCTTAATATTATCCAGTTATTCTTCTACAACTTAACCAATCAAAAATCCAATTAAAATCAAAAATAATCCTAGTAGCAGGAACACTTTTATTTTTCCCTGCAATATTTACTCCTTCCCCAACAGGATAAATAGCATTAAATTCTACATTTGTGAATAATCTTTGACTAGTATCTTCAGGAATTTTAACTTTATTAAAATTTTTAAGAATACTTGCCCCTACACGAGTAGCGAGATTATCACTTAAAATTTGTGCTTTACTTAAATCAACATCATAAGCACAACAAACAAATTCAAAAGTAGTCTGCACTTGTTGTTTATTACTTAAATTATGTGTTTTGCCAGGTTGAGGAATTGTTGGGTGTTCCCACACCCAAATTACAGGAGGATTTTTAGATTCCTCACTTAAAAAATGTTTAATATAAGAATTAACATCACTTAAAATTCCTTCAGGAGTTATTTCTACTTCTAAATAATTCCATACAGATTTTGTAATGATATCCTTCTGTTTAATAATATTAACCATAATTCTCAATCTATCCTAGAAACTGCAATATTTAACAATTCTTGTAATCTATTTCCAGTTTCTTCAATGCTTTTTTCAACAAATCGTTTAGGTTTTATTCCTCCAACTTCCATAGTTTTTGGTTTTCTTTTAAGAGGACCATAACTATATGTTCCATCATTTTGGAAAATCGCATAATAAGTAGCATTTTGGAAAACTAACCTTCCAGTTCCTATATCACGATTCCATGCTCCTATTAACCTTCCTTCTTTTACTGGACTATGTATCATTAAATTTCTATACATTTCCTGCCCAATTAAATCAAGAAATGGAGGAATAACTTCTGGTACACGATTTTTAAAATCTTCTGATAATGAAATAGTAATATTAACTGGCATATTTTTAATCTCCTGTTATTGCAAAGAAATCAATTGGGTCAGAAATATTACTATGCTCTTTAACAAAAGGTTCTAAATCAGATTTCAATTTATTACTGAAGATACTCATATCTAATATTTCTGTACTCCAATCATTGACTTGAACTATTGGTGTTTCTTTCCTTGCTTGACTTAAAGCAACCATATTAGCAGTAATACGGATACAAACATTTTTCACAGCAGGAGGAAGATTTTCATCTGAATATGTCCTATTAATATATGAATTAATTAAACTTTCTGATTGAGTAATCCAATCAGAAAGAATTTCATCTAATTTAGAATCATCATCTTGATTTAAACCAATACTAATAGGTTTAACTCCAGTAAAATTTTTTATTTCTTCCGGAGTACAATATGCCATAAAATACTCCCCTAGGATACCTGTTGATTATCTTGTTCTACTGCAGGTAGTAAGATTATAGTGAATGATAGGTTATTTGCAGACACTACAATAGTTTCAGTTTTTTCAACATAACCTTCTTTAGTAACTGTTACAGTATACTCTTTTGCGGTTAAACCAGTGAAATTACAACCTCCTGCTTCTCCAGTAGTTCTTGTTGTTTCCCCAATAACTACAGTTGCTCCAGTTACTGGATTTTCCCCATCAGTTACATCTATATGAATATCGTATAATTCTTCTTCAGGAGGTACTCCATTTACTTCTTCAGAAGATACTCCATTTATAGCATCTGCAATAAGATTCCACTTTCTTTCTTTACTCATTCTTTCTTTAACAGTTAAATCGTTCCATCTTGGAAAAGTCATATATTCAACCTCCTAAATTTTAGACTTTATGGTCTTGTGGTAATTCTTTTGCTTCTGCTAAACTGATTTTTGAAGTTACAATATATTCTGGGCGATAGTAACCTACATCTCCTCTCATACGATACCAGTATTGTGTTAATTCTTCTTCAACAATCCTTTTTGGTTCGATGGAAATATCTTTGTAGATACCATATGCCATATTTTTAGGGTCGCATAAGAAACTTGTTGCACTGTTATCTAATGCTCTACCTTCTTCATCATCGAGAGTGACTACTGGTACGATAGGAATATTTTTATATCTTAAAATTGGGTCATATCCTACTTGAGTAGAATCTCCTAATGGAGTACCACGAGATTTTAATAAATTCCTGTATGCATCTTCCACTTCAAATGGAACAAAATAACTTAAACTTGCCCTATTTTGTCTTGCTCTTTTTGGAAGAGCATATAACATTGCATCAAACATTGATTCGATAGTATTATCTAAATCAAAATCTTCTCCACTATTAAATCCAGTAGATTTAAGTTTAATTCCTGCTTTTTTAATCCACCCATCAGTAGTAGATAATAATTTATTATTAGCATAAGGGATAGTGGTATCTGCAAAGATTGCCCAATATTCAAGATCTTCTCCTATCCTTTCTCCCATCATTTGAAGTAAAGTTTGTTCAAATGATTCCTGTTCAATATTATCTTCTTTATCATCATCGTTGATTTCACACAATGCTTTTAATTTTTTAGCATCTAACTCTTCAGGAGTAAATTCAACTTGTGCAGGAGTAATGTCAGGATTGGTTTCTCTATCAAGTCCATTGTTAGCATTCTTGTATCCTGCTTCTAATACTCTTCCTGTTAAACCTACTTTGGTTAAAATATATTTGTAAGATTTCATTAATTTGAAATCTGCACGAGATAATAAAGTTTGAGGTAAAGTAGCATAACGAAGGAAAGTACCCATTTGTTCAGGTTGTAATAATGCTTTACCTGCACTCATATCTGCTCTCATTCCTTTGAACACAGCTTTTTCTTGTTCATTTACAATCTCATCTAAAATAGTAGCATTACTCATAAATATCACACATTTAGTCTATTTTGGTTACTCTTGAACCACTAATATCACGTTTCATAGATTTCATTACGATTTCAGTTGTAGATTTCATACTATTTTCAGGAGTATGATTTCCAACTTTTAATCCTTTACTTGAACCTTTTTTCTTTTTATCTTCATCATCTTCTTCCTCTTCTTCTTCATTATTAGAAGAAGCAGTTCCACCTTCTTCTTCCTCTTCTTCAGTAGTAGAGGAACCTTCATCTTCTTCCTCTTCTTTCTTTTTGGCTTTTGTTACAATTTCATCAAATTGGGAAACTTTTTCAGATAAAACTTCTTCTATTGCTTCAGTATGTGCTTTAAATGCAGATTCCAATTCATCTTTGGTAACATATTCAGGTTCTTCTTTTGGTTTAAAACCAAAATCTTTTAAACTTTTTTTAACAATATCCATTATTCCTTTTTCAGTTAATTTTTCATCTTCAGGCATTTTCTCACCTTTTTTACTAACATTACATATTTTAGCACTACCCACACAAGGAACAGGAACAAGACTAATTGCAAACCCCACAGGGTCATTTAAATCTTTAATTAATTTCCCTTCACTTTGCTTCATAGATGATTCTAAAATATCTTTATATTTATCTGCTAAATCACGAGGTAAAGCAGTAATACTATAACCATTTAATTCTCCTTTTAACACTCTCTCTTGTGTGGCTTCATCAGTTATCTTTGATTTAACAAACCATGTTCCAACAGGATATTTATTAATTGACCCATCTACTGCTTTTAAAGTAACAGGAATAGGTGTAAGATAAGATTCAACAGGTTTTCCCACAGTTTGTTTAGTTACAAGAACATCATGGTCTTTTTCAATGAAACCATAATTAGAAAAAGAGTGTGCGAAATCACGAACTTGCTTTACTGATAATGGAGTTTCACCTCTACAGTAATCGCAGTCTTTTTCGCCAGGTACTAAAACAGGAGCAGTTACATATACTGCTTTATCCGATTTTATTACTGCATCAATCATACGAATACAAATACCTCTATTTTTCTACTACTCCATTTCATTATGCTTTTTTAAAATAAGATTATTCGAGATAATAAGAAAATAAATTTTTTTTATAAAGAATTGTTTTCGCAATCGCGGTAGTGATGAACAAAGATTCTATATTGATTATTTTTCAGAAATTTAATATGGACAAAATTTAAAATAAGAACAATGAAAGATTCCCTATAAAAAAATATTGTACTTATTATCTCTTCATTATATACTCTAATCAAATAGGATAACTGAAAAAGCACGAAACTATTAAAAAAGTGGCGAGACTCCTAGGAGGCACAACGATTTTATACTAGTTTCGGTGGAAAAATAGGTTAATTAGTTAAAAAAAGAAGGTTTAAAGCCGAATTAATCGGCAACACTATATATATTCTACATCATCATAATGAAACGATTCAACTATTTTTTCTTCATCACAATCCTCAATGGGAGTGAATGTATATTGTGAAGGAATTATTATTCTTTCTTTTCTAATTACTCTATCTTCTCTTGAGATAATTATTCGTTCATTTTGAGACCAGTCATAGCTAATTTCCAACTCTTTATCTAAATTAGGTATTTTAATGTTATAACCTACATATATAGGAATTTGTACAGGAGAGGTCATTCTTTCACTTCCTTAAATATATTCCCTTTCTTAACAACCTCATATGTTTGAGGAAAATATAATGTATTCTCAACAGTATATTCTCCTAATTTAATGAAATTTAATTGATTGTTTATTAATTTGAGTGTTAATTCAGTATTAGAGTACTCTTTAAGATTTGGTTCATTTATTTGATATTGTGTTACTTTTGTATATTTTCCAAGACAACATAATGTTTTAGTAGTACATTTTTCATCTTCAAACCATTCTACTAATACATATTCATTATCCGTATTTGGGATATGTATCAAATCTGCATACCATTTTAATGGAATTTTAACTTTACTCATATTAAACAAACCTCTCTATAATAATATTTAGTTTTTTACCTATTTAATCCCACTGGATATTCATTATTTTAAATTATCCTCAAATTTAAGTTTTAAATATTCTTCATATTTCCCATCTGATAAATCACTTAATTTAAATTGATAACTGGGTACCCCATTATGTTCTATACTATTTTTGACCGAACTCCCATCATAATCTCGTATTATATTATATTTTTTAAGAAATGATCTGATATTCTCATATTTTTCATATTCTTTAAATAACTCATCAATATAATTATAAGTATTAGGATAATTATCTTTAAACCATTTTCTATTCTTAGAATAGGCTTCAATACACTCTGCCCAAGCTTCAGTCAGTTCAGGAGCAGTAAGGTTCCCATAATTATCTAAATATCTTTTATTACGAGCATATGCAGTAATCCATATTTTATCACTATTATTCTTTATAAAATTATGGTCTTCTTGAGGATTATGACTCCCTGTGGGTCTCTCTGTTTTTATAATACTCCCTCTCCTTCTGAGACGATGGTCTAATTTCATTCTTTTCTCAAACTCTTTATCCCCTGAAAAAAGATATCTACCAAATATTTTATCAATATTATGTCCTACTTCGTGGAAAATAGTACTATTAAACCTCTTCCAATCTTCAAGAACATTATGATTTGTGTTTTTTAATATGACCACATTACCATTATATGTACTCCATCCCCCACTGTCCAATATATGAGTCTCCTGATTACTAAAAATTATTTTTTTCGTACTATCCTTGAATAATTTACCATTGGATTCTATTATTTTTTTAATATTAGTAGGTGTGAAATAAGTATTGTCTAATTCTTTAGATAAATATATTTTATAATGGGTGTCTTTAAAGGAGTATACATAAAATTCTTCCATCCTCCCATTTACCTTCCCAGTTCCGTGGAATCCATTTAATCTAAAATCTATAATTCTTTCTTTAATAGATATAATATCTGTATCCCTAATAGATTCCTGAAGTAAATTGAATTCAGGTTCATCCAATTCAAATAAATCCCCATTAGTATAATCTTCCAATAATAATTCATACCTCTCTTTTTGTTTAGGATTTAATCTTTTTAAATCAATTGATTTAATTTTTTGCTTAGGAAGTACTTTTGGGAAATATTTATTTATAAACTTTAATAGATTCTCTTCTCTAAATCCTACACCTTCATTTTGCCTCATTCTTACAAATACGCTTTTAAATTTATTAAATAAACTTTCTGTGAATCCATAATCTTCTTTTAATTTTTTTAATGCCTTTGTTTTTGTCAAACCTTTTAATTCTTCTTCTAAACGCTTTAAATTATAATCATCTAACAGATAATCGAAAACTTCTCCCCACTGTAATTCTACATATTCTAATTTCTCTGCCCATTTCGTATTATTAACTTCAAAACCAATTATCTCTTTGAAATTATTATAAAAATTTAAATCTTCATACGAAATTATGTCCGCATAATAATCTTCAAGGACAGATTCGAACTTTTTGAGCATCTCATCAAATTCTGCATCAGTCATATTTTTCGCTTCTTCAATACTTATTCTTGGTTTATAAGAATGCATTTGATTATAAAATGGATCATCTCCACTCCATTTCTCAATTAATTCAGTTACTCTTTCTTGGGATACTTTTTCTTTTATTTTTAATTGAGATTTTAATTGTTGCTTATATCTCCCACTTAACAAGTCATCAACACTAAACTTTTTCAAATTTTGATTTGCGGTTGGATTCGGTATCAAATCAGATTCACGATACCTTGCTCTGCCAGGTGGGAACATCATACCAAATGGAGGTATGTAAGGGATATCTACACATCTACAATTTATCCATTCTTCGATTGCTCCATTTTTATCTCCAGGATATTTTAATCCATTACGGAATGTGCTTCCTCGTGGGATAATTTCTAAATGGACATCACGATGTGTTCCTCTTGTCCTTTCATCTATATGTGCTAACCATTGAGTATATTCTACTCCTAATTCATCGTATTCTGCTTGTATTCCTAATTCTTGGGCAGTATGTGTTTCTGTTCTTGCGATTCTTTTTGCTTCATATCCTTTTAGTTGAGAGAATTTATGTTGTATTGCTTTTCCAGTATCTTCAATACCATTTCCGAGAAAATATTGGTCAGATAATATTTCATTAATTTCTTGTGTTACTCTATTCATAGTTTTTTCAGATGCAACGAAATTATTTTCAAATAATTCTTCGGATACTGTTTTGCTAATTCCAAATAATGAATTATCTTTAGATATATCAGTAAATTTAACATGATAACTGTCAGAAGGCAATTTTGTTCTTGTAGATATTGCACTTTTAATTTGACTTCCTTCTATATTACTCCAATGAATTTTCTTTATTTTTCGTAATGGGTCACTATTATAAAAATAGTCTGTATCTGCTTTTGCAGAATATTGTCTTTTCTTTAAAGCATAATCATACCTTCTTTTTGCTACCTGTTTACCTTTTTCATATACTGGTGTTAATTCTTTATTTAATAATTCATAGTAGTCATCTTTTAAAAGGATGGTAGGTTCGCTAATTTTAGATAGTTGGAAACTAAAACTAATATGTCCCCATTGTTCTTCAAGATTTTTTAATACTTCTTTTTCAAGTCTAGCGAAGAATTTGGATACCTGCTTTGCAATTTTAGTTTCGAGTCTTGAGAATGTTCTTGATTCTTTCTCCAAAATTTGCATTTCCTTTTTGGCTACTGTTGTCAGTGATGCCATTCTCATCAATGTTTCCTTCTTCGCTTCCATTATCATCTACCTTTTCTGCTTCTTTAATTAATTCATTACTTACATTGTTTAACATATTTTCTCCTTCAGGAGAATAAGTTTCAAACATTTTACTTAATGGTTGTCCTTTGATAAAGTATTCATCGAGGTAAGGATTATCCTCTTCTGCTTTTAATCCAAATCTGTCTCCAATATAGTTGATTATCTGTCTTGGAGTGATACTTCCCATATCGAATAATTTTACGATACTGTCTATATCTCTTACATCGTTTCTTTGGTCTATATTGGTTATTTGGAATTTCCAGTCTTTTAATCCAAATTCTTCTCTGAGTAAATAGTTTATATCTGCTTCATCATCGGATTTTAATGGGAGAACAGTTGATGTAAGGTAAGTGTTACTTGCTTCTCCTGCATTTGTACCTCCGAGATTACCTGTTTCATTGATTCCTAAACGATATGGTGGTACTTTATGGGCATGTAATACTTCATCACGATTATCTTGCCTGTATAATCTGAAGCTTGCTTCTTTGGTATCTACTGATAATGGTTGTAGGTTGATATCTACATTTCCCTCTTCTCCCTCTGAAGGTACTGTGATACATACTGCACTGTGAGGATTTTTCATTACTTCTTTTAATTGTTTACTAATTTTATATCGTAATGTTTTCTTTTCATCATAATCCGGATTTGGTGTTCCATCTTCTAGTAAAGGATCTTCAATATAATCTTGAAAATCTCCACTAATGGTAATTGCGAATGCTGGTATTCCGAAGTTTTTAAAGAAACTTTTATTGTAGGATGCTCTACTTAAATCTCCACTGATTGCAGGTAATGCAGATACTATTTTAGGTCTTCCATAATAACTGCTTTCAGGGTCATAATCTACACTCCATAATAGTTCATTTGCTCTTTCTTCAGGTTTTAAACTATTGTAGGGATATATTTTTCCTGTGTCTGCATGTACATCGTAAGGTTTTCCTTTTTCATCTACATTTTTTCCATAAATGATGAACCATACTGTTTTTGTACCTACTTGTTGTTTTACTCTTACTCCATCGGAATCTCTTCTTAATGTGTATGCTCGGATATGTGCTAATCGTATAGGTTTACTTTTACTTTTTTTATCACGAATTATTTCTAATGCTCCATATCCTATTGCTCTTCTATCATAATTACGAAGATATAATAATTTGTTGATTGATGGGAAGCAATTATTCATAAAATTGATGATATCCTCATTTTTAAATTCTTCTTCATTTTCAGTTTCTACTGGTACAAATGTATATCCACTTCCACTTGCATCGTTGGAAACTACATCTACACATCCTTCGTGGTAAGTGTTTAAATCTAACAATTTGATTAAATTGTAGGGATTATATTTTGGTACGATTATTCCTTCAGAGTAAGTGAATCCTTTATCGTGGATTTGTTTACTTCCTTCAGAGTCTACTTCTGCTTTACTAGAATATTCATATTCATCAAGTACTGTTTTCTTTACAATATCGTATTCTCCATCTTCTCGTATTACAATGAAAGCATCAGGAGTTGTATTTTTATTACTCATATATTGATTCTCCTCTTATATCTTAACCAATGTCTTGCACTTCCACTACAAGTATCTACAATATCATCTACTCCACCTTCTTCTCCTGTGAAAGCGATTAGTTGGTCTACTAAAGTTTCATTCCAATGTCCTTTTACTAATTTTAATCTTCTATCTTCACATATGGCTTCTAAATCATATGCTCTAACCTTTTTACTTACTTTTACCTTATCTGCACGTATATTCCAACCTCTTAATTCTTTCTCATGCTTAAACTTGTTAATTAATAATTTTGAACCTGCTCCTGGTTCTTGCTCTACTTTTACTTTAACATGCTTTCCATCTGTTAGGCATGCTTTCTTGAATGTTCGTAATACTTTCCTTGCACTAAATTTTCCTGCAATTAAATCCAAGAAATATAAGGTATGTCCATCATATCCTGATAGTAATCCTGATGTTCCATCTCCTGCATCTGCTGATGCACCAAAATCCCAATATCTTAATAAAGGTAAATCTGATGGTACTTCGGATTTAGGGATAGTGCAAGTTAATTGATTTGTAATATCATCATAGAACCAGTTTCGTTTAAATATTTCCCCATCTCTTTCTTGTGGGTGTCCTTGATAAATAGCATTGAAAAGGTAACTTCCCATTGCTCTCTTTTCTGCCATTAACCATTCATAATCTCTTTGTGCTTCCCATAATACTTCTCCTACTTTCCTTCCCAGTAGGTCTGTTGTTGGGTCTTCACATATAGCAGGTAAATTGAAATCTACCCAAGTATCATCAGGAATTTTCCCTCCACTTCGTAATATCTGATAAGCAGTTTTTGCATCAATGTAAGGTTCTGTTTCTTTTACGATTCCATGTAAATCGTTTAAATGTAATCTTTGTGCGATGATTATCATTATAGGAGGTAATCCATTTGCTCTTTTTTCTAATCTTGTTTTTGCAGTTCCTCCTATCCAATCTCGTAATTTTTCTTGTCTTGCTTTACTTTCTGCTTCGGCAATATTCTTGATTGGGTCATCTATAATAAATAATCCTGCACCGAAACCTAGTAATCCTCCTCCTGCACCTACTGCTAACATTTGTCCATCGTAGGGTTTAGCCATATTGAATTTACTTTTAGATTTACTATCTTCAGATAGTTTCACTTTATAAGGAGATAAATGTCCGTAATAGTTTACTATCTGTTTTACTTGTCCTCCAAATTCTGAAGCAAGGTCATGACTGTAAGCAGATAATATTACATGGTCATTGGGGAAGTGTGTAAGGAAATATGATACGAAATTTTTTGAGATTAATGTAGATTTTCCATGCCTTGAAGGTACTGATAATAATATTTTTGATACTTTCCCTTGTAGAGCATATTGTAATAATTCTATGATTAGAATATCAAAATCTCTCGGTATCCATCTTCCTTCATTTATTAGGATACTCCATCTTCCTATTCCTAAATTTCCATGTTCATTCATCTTTAATTAATTCCCTCATAAATTCTAATTCATTCTTCATAAATTCTTCGCTAGTTAAATCTGCTTGTATTGTCTGTGCATCAACATCTGCTTCTACATTTGCTTCAATTTGTTGTTTCTCTGCAACTACATAAGCATCAGGGTCAGTAACTTGTAAAAGGTACTGTGATGCCATCCAACTTTGACTATCATTAATCTTTTTTAAGTGATATAATTGAAATTTAGCATTTGCCTTTTGCCATTTCATATAAAAATCTCTATATTTACCTCGTTTAGCTTCCTCACCTTTTTTAAGCCATCGATACAATGTTTTCCTATCAATTCCACAATATTGTGCACATGCTTTTTGAGGTAATCCATTCTCGTGAGCAGTACATAATTTTTCAACAATTTCCTCATTAAATTTTAATCTACCCATAAAATATCATTCCTCCCCATTCTCTTAATATAGTGGGACATTCCCATTATTTTTGATTAATATGTTGAACATACAATTCTTTTGGGATACTGTAATGTTTCACACCAATGTAATCGGCAATGTCTTTCATTTGTTCATCGAAGTTCGGATTTCTTAAAATGTTTCCTATTGGTTTTTCGACAATCCAAGAGTATTCTCCTAGTAATTTTACGATTCTTTTGGCATATGGTCTGTAATTTGGTGGTAGTTCTCTGTAAATGTTTACATATCTTCCTCTATGCATGAAACTGTATTGTTTTAGGAATACTGTGTATAAATCCCAGTATGGGTTTTGATATTCTTCTCTGTCATCTTCGTAGAGTTGATTTATTGGTGATGCTCCTATTTTCATTAGTTGGAAATAACGATAAAAAAATGCGAGTATATCTTTTTTAAATTCTTCATCTGTGTATACTTCTTCTCCAAGTAATAGGTAGCAAGCGATATTTGAACCTACATATTTTTTTAGTTTACATATGTTTTTGAATATGTAAGTGTTTTTTACATTATCCCATGCGACATGTAATGCTCCGAGGTATTTGCTTGCTTTTGCTAATGCTTCAAGTTTATCTTCAGGCATTACTCTACAATCTATTCCATTTTGTAAGCTTAATTTTATTTGTGGGTGTTTTCTTCCGAAGTCTGCAATTTCATTAAAATATTTTACTGCATCTTCACTTGCGAATAAATTATCATCAAGTAAATATATTGGTCTACCTTTTTTTACATAGATATCTTCCATATTGCTTACTGGTGTGATTTCGTTTCTATCTCTATTTACACAGAAGTTACAATGTCTTTTACATCCTCTTGTGAGAAATCCTACATTTGATGGATACCATGCCATTTTGATTCCATCTTTTTTTATCATTTTATCATATTCTGTGTAATCACATTTTAAACCTTCAAGATCTGTTATTGGACAGGTATTGTATGGTGTTCCAATTTTTATATGTTCTAAATTTAAGGTAGTTTTGTGTTTCGCATTAAGGAGATTTATTCTTTTTTTGAAGTTTTCCAAGTTTCCACTATATAATGCACTTCCAATATATTTATTTTCAGATTTGTATTCTTTCGGAATATATTTCGGTAAGTAAACCAACACTATTTTATATCCTTTCTTTTTGAAGTAAGCAGACATTTTCATTAATGCATGATTTGGTAATTTTGGAAATTGAGGATATCTTTTTCTTTCAATTAAATCTATGTCGAATAAATATACTGTTTTCATTTTTATATTCCTCGTGTGATTGTTTGAAAATTTATTCTTTTTACTGGAATGTTTTCTAAAAATTTTTGTAAAGTATTATTTGGAGATTTATCACCACAAGTATACATATCAACACTAAAATAATGGTGTTCTTCCCAAGTGTGAATGCTTATATGGCTTTCTGCTAAAATATAAACAATACTTACTCCTTGCGGATTAAAATGATGGGAGAATTTATCAACTACTGTCAATTCATTTACAGTTTCCAATGCGGAATCCATTAATTTTCCAATATTTGGCAATTCCCCTTCATACTGGATATCTACTATGATGTGATTACTTTTAATCATACTCAAAGTATTCATCTCCTTTTCTTTTTAAACCTACATTGTTCTGATTTTTTTCTATAATCTCATCAATTTTATCCTGTTCTCCTTCTACTTTCACTACACTAATTTTCATATCATCATAAGAAATCATTAATTTATAATAATCTTCAGGGTCAGGTTTATTCACTTTAATTGTGATTGCTCCTAAATCCCATTCATCACCTTCAACAAGATAAAATCCCCTGTCTTTCCATTCAATAGGATCTGCTCGAAAATCTTCACTGAAATCTGTTGGAACATCATCATCAATGAAATCTGAATCTTCAGTAAATCCTATTAATTCATTTAATTCTAAATTATCAAAACCAGTTAATTCAACATCTAATCCTGAAATGGTTAATTCATCTATTAATTGAGGTAATTTTTCAAAATCCCAATCACCAGTGATTTTGTTTAATGCTACATTCAATGCTTTTTCTTTATTGATATCTTTTTCTTCGATGAATATAACATCTATTTCCTCATAACCTAATTCTTTTAATGCGACATACCTTTGATTTCCACCAACGATATGATTATTTACTTTATTAATGATTAATGGGTCTACATATCCGAACTCTTTTAAACTTCTTTTTAATTTCTCCATATCTTCAGGAGTAATATCTCTCGGATTCCATTCAGGACTAATCATATCATCTAATTTCATTTTTTCAATTTCTACCATTTTCTTCTCCTCCATTTTTTAAATATTCAAATTCTATTACCCAAACTTCAGTATCTAAATCTACAATATTATTAACTCTCATAAAATATTCTAAATACTGTTTTTTTGAAGTAAATCCTTCCTTTAGAACATCCATATAAGTAATATCGCTTAATTTCTCTTTTTCACAAGAGATAATTTTAATATATCCATAACTTCGTGGAGTTCTATCAATTTTTATTTTATGAATAGTGTCCGGTATTGCAGGTCTTCGATTATTTCGTACAACTCTTCTTGTAACAGTTTTTCTTCCAAGAACAATCATATTTTTAGTAAATTTGTCAAACATCATATTCGTAGATTACAACAATCATACCTGTTAAAATTGAAATTCTTTTTAAAATAGTTATAATGACTTTCCACATCATCACAAACAGTCATTTCTTTAAAATTCAATTTTTTAAGAATTTTAATTTTCTTTGTTAAAGGTAAATGTTGATACCCTCCCTCTTTATGAGAATACTCTTTAAAATTCACAAAATCTTTCAAATCTTTCCACATATTTGGTTTAACCCTTAAAAATTCGACAAGACATTTATCAGAATTAATACTATTAATTTTATCAAAATCAGAATTTTCAAAGAGAAAAGGAGATAATCTTACACTAACATCAAAATTATTTTCAAATAATGTTTCAACAGTGTTTTTTCTATCTTCAAAAGAAGGTGCATTATCCGTTGCATTTAATACGTTATTCTCGGTTGAAGGAATACTCACTTGGATATGAGCAAGATTCTCATCAAGAATATTCAGATATCTTTCCGCAGCAATCAAATCTGATTTCGTAACAATCAAATAGTGAATGCCTCTCATATTCAACAATTTAATTAAATTGTAAGTATTTTTATAAATTTTTTCAATTGGTTGAAAACAATCTGTCATACCTCCAAGTCTTATAACACTTCCTTTTGGTATTGTTTTTACTGTTTTCAAAATATCAAAGAATGGTGTTACACCAGGATGTTGAGGATTCCATAATTTACGAAAATCCAATAATTGTCTTGCATAACAGTATTTACAATTATAGAAACAACCTCTCCCATAAGTATCTAATCGAGTAGGATAGTAACATTTGTTTCCTTCTGCTCCCCCAACAGTATTGTAAAAAGATTTAAATTCATTAATACTTTTCATTTTTCCAAATTATCCTTTTTAATTTCATTTAAATGTTTTAAAACCAAATTTTCTGCAATTTCTTCTGCTTTTTTATCAATATATTCATCAATATCTTCTATCATTTCTTTATCTTTCTTTGCAGACCAATAATCTAAAATAAATGTTATAATTAATGCCATTATTATACAACTAATTCCTAAAATTATTTCTGCTTCACTCCATCCTTGATTCTGCATTCGTGTTAATTCTCCAGTAGTCATTAAACCAATTCCTGAAGCAATTAAAGTAGATGCAGTTACTGTTTTTACATAATTCTTAACCCAAAACACACTCCTGTACTTTTCAACTAAAATTTCTTCAAGCTTCCTCATCAAAATCATCTTCTGTCTTATTATTCATTTTATTATATACTGCTTGTGGGATATCTTTTGAGAGGTAACCTATTAATCCACCAAAAATAGCAGAAGCAATGTTCTCCATGCTTAAAAATAAACTGTATATCCCTGCAATTATTAATCCAAGTATTAAAATTGCTTTTAATGTGTTATCTGTTACATTCATTGTTATTTACCTTCTTTAATTAGTTTGTGGAGGAGTTAAGAATTGAACTTAAAAATATATTTAACATTTTACAATAATTTGATACTCCGGAAAAAAGCATACTTAAAAAAATTAATAATGGAGAAATATAAAATATCAAAAAAACAGAATATCCAAAATATTTAAAAATAGTAAATATATCCTCCTCCATATTCCACACTTCTTTTAAAATATAAAGGAACATATATTCAAATTGCTAAAAGTAAAACGTATTGCTGAGGTTAAATTAATTAATTGAAAAAATTTATTTATCTTTTTAAGAGTATAATTTTAGGAGCATTCATAACCAAACCACAATCCTTACAATATTTCTCATTATGATGCTCATCAAATAATACTTGACCTTTACAAGAAGGACATTTCATATTACATAATCTAAAATTTTTGTTAGCATTATTCAACATATGCCCCTTCATAATATACTCTAATCAAATAGATAAAATATTAAATCATCTTTTTATACCTATTTTGTCTTTTTCTAAATTCTCTTTCAGATCTGATTTTGAAAATCAAATCGTATATCTCGGAAATTATCAAAAGTATAATTAATCCACAAGTTAATAGTACCACTACCATTAAAAATCCAAATATTAAATATTCCCACATTTTATCAAATCCTCCTAAAAAAAAGAAAGGAGGTTAAATTAACTTTAACCTCCTCTTTTCATTTTTGATTGTTTTCTCTTCTTGCTCAAAATCCATTTTTCTATGTTCTGTTATCCAACCAGAGCCCAAACCAAATCTCTTGTCTTCACTTAACTTATGCTTATTTCGATGATACCACCGAAAAAAATTATTTCTGTTTTGCTCTTTCCTTGCTTCTTTTCGACAGTACTCGCTACAATATTTCTCCTTATTATGCTTTTTTGTAAATTCCTTCTTGCAGAATCCACATATTGCCATAATAAATTATACCTCTCTATCTCTATCTTCAATAATTTTCATTATTTTATTACCATATCTAGTAAGTTTGTAAATTCTACCTTTCCTAGCTTCTTCATTTACACAAACTATTAAATTATGTGTTTTTAATTCTCGTAACACATTTGAGATATGATTAGTTCTGATATCAATATCGTTTGCGATTTGAGTAGGTGTTTTAAATTTTCCTTTTAATGTTTCCATCACTTTTATTCGGTATGTGGAACTTAAAACATACCCTACACAAGCCATATCAGTATTCAAAATATGCTCCTCCTATTATTTCTATTAAATCAACAAAATTTTTACCATTAATTTCAATATGGTACTTTAAAGCCAAATTTAAGTATTTTTCTAACTCTTTACGGATATGATTATCCACATCACTCACATCACTCATTTTCTCCCTCCATCATTTCTAAATATACTGTTATTTTATCCCTAATTTCTGTAAGTAAGAGTTTATTCATTGATTTCAATGCTTTGTTTTCATTGGTTAACTCATTCAATTTGTCACATACTTTTTGAGCATCTTCCTTTCTTTCCCAAACATGAAACCTGCAATCTCCATTACTAATTAAATAAGCATCTCCTCCATAATAACTGATAAATTCTTCACCTACAATTTTCCATTGTTTTTCAGTCATTCTAAAATCCTCAATAACTTCTTTTGTTTTGAAATCAATTATTTTCCCATCTATTGCAATGGGTTGAATTTCTTTTTCAGTCATTCAAATCATATCCTCTAAAATATTTTCAAAGGTTTCGGTGGAAATTTCCCCTTTTAACAATTTAATAGAATCTACTAAATTTTCATATTTCTGTTTATAATCAATTTCCTCTTCAGAGAAATCAACAATTAAAGTTTGGTCTTGAAATGCAGGTTGGATATATAATATAATTTCGTTATCTCGTGCTATTTCAATTGCTTCTTTTAAACTACCATGTTCGCATCGTTTGTCTTCAGGTTTAATAGAATCGTTTATCCACCATTCTATTAAAAATCCATCTTCATACCAAGTAATTTCAGATGATTGTACTCTCATATTCTCACCTACAACTGTAAGCACTGTAAGCAGGTAAATTTCCTCTTTTCAATATATTCCTAGAAGAATAAGGTTTATATTGTCTTTTTTTACAATAATTCTTTTTTCGCATAAATATTTTCCCCCTAAAAATTTAGAGTATTATATGCTGCTTTCAAAATTTTTGAAAGCAGATATAAAATACTCCTACAATCCTTTAAACTCACAAATTACATCTAAATATTTCAATTGTACTTTGATTTGAGTATCAATAGATTTTAATTCATTTTTCAAGATTTCAATGTTTCTTTCTTCGTTATGAATTTTGCGAAGTGCATCTTTTAGTTGCATATCAATGTATGCTTTTTTCATATCTACAGTAGGTCTGCTTTCAGTAATTACTTCGCTAAAATCTGTTTCTACCCAGTATTTGTTTGCCTGTTCTGAGTATTCTGTTTCGTATTTTGCTAAATCGAAAATACTTTTGTTTAATTTTTCAATGGTTTTATCTTTTTTCTCTACTAAATAATCTAAATCTAATTCTTCCGTTTGTTTATTTTTTAGCATTTAAATTTCCTCCAAATTCTTCTAAAACTTGTGCTTTAACACTCCAACTATAATTTATATCCCAATTAAGAGATTTTAAAAGTTCAACTGCTAATTTTACCTGTTCTTCGGTTTTGTATGTTCCGAAATGTTTAGTTACACCATTTACAGTTTTGACAACTTTAAAATTACCATTTTTTGTTTTTTGATAATACTTCGCATTTTGAGAATAATTTCTCTGTATAACCCTTCGTGGAGTAATATCCTCATTAGTTACTGCTTTATGATATAATCGGCGATATTGACTATCAGTTATTTTCAAATCCCTTTTAATGAATTTAATTAACCTGCCTTCATTATATAATTTCACAAATGCATCATACTTTTTAAAAAAAGGCATATTATCCATCCATTATAGCTTGAAAAATAGAAGATAATATTTCTCCTGAAAAATCTTCTTCCTTTTCAAAAGTAATAACTAATACATTTCCCATAGGTGTTTCTGCTTTTCCTACACTATAAGGAATTATTAGATCTTTTTCTCCTTTTACTCTAAAGAAAACTATACTTTTTTCGTCCTCATCTTTTAATGGTTCTAAAAACTTTCCTAAATTGCTCATAAATTTATACCTCCCTGCATATTACTTCAAATTCACAATCTTTAAATTTCCAAATCATACCTATGTCATATTTTTCGTTATCTAACTCTCTACGAAGATAATTAAAAACTTGGAATAATGGCATTTGCATAAGTAATTTATCTGTTTCAGTTACTTCTTTGTTCATCGTTATTTTCTCCTATTTTTAATAAATAAATAAAATAATAAATAATATAATATAATAAATAATTATTACGAGAGTGTATAGAGAGTAGTACCCTTGTCCACAAGGGTAACCCTTGTCCACAAGGGTAACACTACCCCTATACTACTTCGGAACCTCATAAAATTCCACCAAATTCAAACCTTGCTCTAAACAAAAATCTATCAACTCCCTACTAGGCACATCATTCACCTTGGCGATTTTACGAATCTGATTCTTACCTACAAAACCTAATTTAGAATGAATACGATTAATGCTAACCATCGATTTATCGAATATTCCATCCACCTGTAATTGTTTTGCTTTCTTCTCACGAAGTTTACAGAGTTTATCCTTTAAGACATTAACCTCATTTTCCTTCTTCTGAATCTTTTTCATAATCTGTGCCTCATCATCTTCCTCATTTAAAGCGATTCGTAGTTGTTTCTCAATCCATGCCGAACGATTACCAAGAACATCTTTGGCTAAATCCCAAATATGCTCATCAAGGGTAATATTGACAGTTTTCTTTGGCATCACAACCAATCCTCTAAAACTTTTTGAGAAGATTTATCCCTGTCCCTTAAAAATTGAATACATTTTAGAATGTGTTTGCAAGTGTAACTTCCGAGATGTTTATCTTTTTTAAATTGATAATCTTCGCAAGTACACCTCCATATTCCATCATCACAAGAAACGATATGGTCATCAGTTTCCCCATGAACTGTAAATTGTAAATCTGATTCAAAATCAACATCTACTACAATAGCATTATTTGGAATTTCTAATGACCTAATATACTGTTTAATCATATTAATCAAGAGTCATAATATAATCGTATACTTTCTTGTTTTCATCTTTAGAAATGACACCTTTTTTAAATAAATCTAATCTAGCTTTATTTAATGTTCCTTTGGTAAAGGTTGCATCAGGATCTTTATTTCGTAAGTATTCTCTTACTTTTTCTAATCCTGCAGGTTCATCTAAAATAGGTTTTTCAGAAGGAATATTATTTAGTGTTTTTTCGATATCTGTTTGTGGTGAATCTTTAACACTATTCTCTGATGAGTAACCCATATCAATCTCATCTACTTCGCAGATACCAAATAAATTCATTAAAAGGTATTTTTTAGCATATGTTTGATATGCTCCTGCACTTTGAATAAGATTTGAACCTTTATTAATAGGAACAAGATTAGGTATCGGTATACGAGTATTGATTTCTTGTTTTCCATCATTGGAATAAAATTTCAAAATACCATATTCATCTATGAAAATGAAATAAATGTTACAACCATATTTTTTACATAATCGTAAAATTGGTGGAAGTAAATCTTTTAATTCATAATAAGGATATTTTTGGTATTTGTTGAAACCGGATTTTTTGATGTTACAATCTAATAATTCATTTTGAATATCGCATAATTTTTGGTGGATTGATGGATTACCTTCTGTGTGGTTCATACTATCCCTCCAATTGTTGCAGGTGTCAAAATTAAGAATATTATTAGCATAATAATTCCAGTTATTATTGAACCTATTCCAATACATATTGTTAATGCTAACATAGGATTTTGTAGACATATTGTTTCAATACGAAATCGTAAAGACACTTTTCTGTCTAATGGATGTTGAGGTTTGTTAAATGAAAACAT